AGGCTAGAAAAAAAGCTAGAGATGTAAAAAGCATAAATTCTTTAATTGAGCTTGGTGTAGATATAGATGAATTAAAAGCATTGGTTTCTAAAGAAATTATAGAGCCTTCTGCTGCTTTAGAGGAGTTTTCTGCTGCACAGTTTAAGAAGGCATTAGAAAAAGATCCAAGACTAGCTGCTAAGTACGCTATAGAATACAAAGAAGCTTCTAATAATCTTTCTGCTATGCTTTCAAGAACATTTGGAAGATTGTCCAAGCAAGATATTGACCTTTTAAACCCAGAAGAAACACTTCTTAATGTTTTTTCGGCAGCACAAGATATAGCATCTAATATACAAAAGGTTCAGTTCCAAATGCCTATGGCATTAATAGGCAGAGAATATCCTGAGGTTTATAAAAGATTAGGAGACATAAATGTTGCAGGTGCTGTAAACTTAGCTGATGAAATAATAAAAAACAGCAACCCTGGAGACAAGGCTCAAAAAGCTGCGATGAGGTGGAAAAGGTTGCTGGAGTCTCCAAAGGAGGGCGATGTAGTTCTTTTTGATTCTGCTGGAAGACAAATAGGACTTGAAGATAGAGTTGAAATTACAAAACCAGCAGAGCAAGTTCATTTAGCAATTAGAGAACTAGGAGATATTATTAAGTCTGACCCCAACTTTAACAGCAGTGTAGGAAGCCAAGTAAAATCAAACGCTAAAAAATTAATTAAAGAACTAAGAACTGCTCTTGGAGATGATTTTAGAAAGGTCGATGAGGCTTACTCAATGTCTGCTAGGGCTTTAAATGATTTCAAGAAGAACACTAGGCTCGGAGAAATTATCTCTAAGGGAGAATTAAATGCCGATCAGTTTCTTGATTCTATATTTATGGCGAAGCCGAGAACTAATGACTTCAATCAAGCAAAAAAATTTATGGACGAGATTGCTAATGTTAGTCCATCAGCAGCCAATGATTTATACGGAAGTTATTTTGCATCTAAGATTAGGTCGTTGCCAGCTAACGCCAACATGAATCAAATATTGGAAGCTATTTATGGAACTGGTCGCACTGGTGATATTTTAAAAAGTTCAGTTTATAGATTAGCCCCGAATAAGGCTGCTCAAAAAAGAGTACAGCAAATAGGTTTTTTGTTAAAGTCTGGATCAAAGGTAGATGCAGTGGAATCATTAGCAAAAGCTGGACAAGATTACGTAGATGGCAAGTTAGCTCCAGATGCAGCTCATTTTGTCTATATAAGAATGGCAATTTCTAAAGCCATTAAAGATTCTTCTAATAAAAAGTTTTTAGAGACTGCTTATAATATGACCCTTAACCCTAAATACAGGAAAGAATATTTAGATTTGCTTAACTCTAAACAAGTTTTAACAGCAGCTTCTAAGTCAAATTTTCTTAAAAGGCAAGATGCTGCTAATACGGTTTACCGCAAGGCTTTAAATGTTGCCGAAAAGGTTGCTTCTGACATGAAGAACGGAAGCTTGATTGGAGCAGCTATTCCTGGAATACTTACCTCTCAATCTAGGGAAGATGGCGTTCAGCAAGTCCCTGGTTTCCGTAAATAAAAAAAGGGCAGCAGGTTTTTAAGCCCACTGCCCTTCGCTCGGATAAACAGAGTAGGTTACTCTGTATCGGGTGGGGATTCTTCGGGATCGGAGGGAGTGCTGTCTTCTGAAATTTCTGAGCTTTCTTGAGAACGTTCTGCGTTAGCAACTAGAAACGCATGAATGTTATCGCGAACCTGGCCTACTGTTGAAAGATCTTTGCCCTCAAAAGCTCCACGCTTAGAGGCTACGTCTATAATATTGACGGCAAGTGCAAGATCCTGAAGTGAGATAGTGATTTCTTGTTCCATATTTTTATAGTTTCACAATAAGTTATTGTTGTCAACCATTTTGAATCAGCTCCCTTATGAGTACTCTGTACTTATCTTTTGTCTGTGGTCTTTTAGCTCTCTTAATCCTACGCCTGTACTCCCTGACTACCTTATCTGTGTCCGTTCTGTGCTTAGGATGGATAGGATTTTCTGAGTAATCTTTGCTCCAGTACTCTATGATAGAAATCAGTACATCCTCATAAGAGGCTCCCAGAGGCCGTATAAAGCGTTTGTACGCATTCCATACCTTACCCTCGAATGAATTGACTTCACGCTGTAGAACGCATCTGACGTGTCCTGAGACATGATCGTGGTCTAAGACCGCATCTTTGATCTGCAATCCTGTAATAGGATCTCGTCCTCCTTGTCGGATTAGGAGTTCCTCCCTGAATGATTTGATCTCGGACTGCTTAAGCTTGTTCATGAAATTGTCTAAGGTCTCTGTTTCTCATTTGAAGATTGTCTAACTTATTTCTGAATGAAGGATCGTCTGGATCTTGTGTCCCTGGAGGAAAGTGTAATGCTGTTCTTCTGAACTCTATAGTTGGCATCCATCCTAGTAGCCAGATTAGCTCTAAGTCTTTTCTAACCCTAGCAAATACGTAAAAGTCGCAGTCTTGTTCGAATCTTCTTTCAACTGCTACCCAATGGTGAGGCTGTGGAACTTGCCATCCACCCTTGCTTTTTACGTCTACTCGCTTCCCATTCTTTGTCAGAAGATCGTAGTTGTACGTGCTGGCAATCTGTAGTCCGAACTTATCAGCGTAAACAATCTCTGCTAGAAGCCCTCTAATATTTCCTGCACCCCTAAGCATGGAGTGCTTAAGCGATCCCATTTCTTCAGCTAACTCTTTAGCCTTATCCCTTTGGGCCTCAGTTGTTTTTAGCTCTATCAAAGCTTTAGCTCTTGCTTGTACTTTTCCCAGCTCTGTACCTCTTCAACAATCCATTCAATGGATTCTTTATTGAGAACAGCTTGGTCTACTAGCTCGTGGATCAAGTCATCCTTAACTCCACCCATCAGTCTAGTGATCTTGGCCGTCATTACATCTATCTGACTTTGGCAATTCTGGGCCAAGGACAGCAGCTCTATTGCTTCTGACACCTCACTGACTGTTAATTTTTTCATAGCTCGTATATTGTCTCCTCTAAAAATCTCTGCATCCAGATCTCAAGAATGCGAATGGTTTCATTAGGCAGGAGAGATGACTCAGCGTACACAATCAAAGTGTTTTCATCATCTATGTCTATTACCTTTTGGTGGAACATAGTTACGTCATCCATTAGAGTTTTCCCTAGTTCAGTCCTGCATACCTGCCTTGCTGGAAAAACGTGATAGCCCACTGGCATTAGATCGCCAGTAAAACCACCACCGATCATCGGGGCTACGCTTTCTTTTACGTACCCTGAATCAGATGAGAGCATCTCTTTAACTTGTAGTGCTAACTCTTTAAAATCTTCTTGAATCATTCTTCTCTGTAAAAAACGTCTATGTGTCCTGGTTTTACTACGTATCCTACTCCTTCTATAGCAGGAACAACAAGTTCATCAAGTACTTCGTGGAGCATCATGTCAACTTCATCAGAAGATACAGTGCAGGTTTTGTACGGGGTCTTAAAGGTAATCGTGTACCTTTGTTGACATATTGGGCAGGTTTCTTCGTTCATGGGTAATCAATGTGGTTGTCTTTCTTTTCTTTAATCATTGCTAAAGCTATTGTGCAGTACCCGATGATGTCCTCAAAGGCATCCTCAACGTGCTCATCTTCCACTGCTAGTGATTTAGTTTTGCAGAACGTCTGCACTCTCTTTATCTTATCTCCCATTCGGACGCACAGTCCAATAAGAGGATCTACTCCGTAATCCCTAGCTTGCTCAAAGTTAGCGAACGCATCAGTGCTCATTGCGGTGTAGTCGTTGTTCTTGTCCCTAAGTACATTGGACATTTTAGAGAATAAACTCTTAGTGAATTCTTCGAACTTTTCTTTTGTCATAATTCCATTAAATAATTAGTAGCTACCTTACCGTGCTGTACTACTCCACATCCGATAGCTGGATGAGGGCCGTACTTACCGTAAGCCATAGCGTAGCTGTCCTTGTCTATCCCAGATCCTAGCTGCATACCGAACACTTTACACTTAGCTCCTGTGTGCCACTGAACGTAGCACTCAGAATGATAGTGTCCCTGTACAACTGATTGCATATCCTGCTTGGCTCTTTGGATAGCTTTCTTACCATCACCATGACAATACACTACGTTGTCTATCGTAACGCTCTCAACGAATTGCCAGCCAGGTGCATCAAGAACTTCACTGTAATCTCTGACCCATCGCTTAGATATTCCTGCTGTGTAAGCCTTACGATGGACTAGCCTATCGTGGTTTCCTATACAAACGTAAGCCTCAGGGAAAGCCCTGTACCACTTACCTATTCTCTGTATAGCCCTGTCTAGTTCTTCGCCAGCAGAGTAGCCATCGGGGTCTGTCTCGTGGTAGCTGCTGTAATGGTTGTCGATGACATCACCGATCAGTACAACTTTGTTGCATCCAGCTTTACGATCCACGTTCTTACAGAACCTGAGGT